AGTCCACTCACCGGCACCCGCGCCCGTGCGAGTTCCCGACCGTGCTGCCGTGCACGTGCCCGCGCCCGTCGGCGCTGCCTGACGCGTCGTTCGTGCGTGCCCGACGGCGAGCCGGCATCGCCGCGTTCTTCCACAGTGCCCGCGACGGTCGCGCCGCGGTGTGGGCGGGGGCGGTCTGATGACCGATCCGAAGTGGGCGCACGACACCGAGCGGGGTCGGTACTACACCGACCCTGCCGGGGGGCCGGACCTGATCAGTGTCACGAACGCCCTGTCGAGCATCGCGAAACCGGCACTCGTGCCGTGGGCGGCGGGCCTGACCGCCGACGCCGTCATCGCCGACCCGATCACGGCCGCACGCCGGGCGCGTACCGAGCCGACAGCCCTGCGGCGCGAACTCGTCGCCGTGGCGCGGGAGTACAGCGAGCGGGCGGCCGACCTCGGCACGCGTGTGCACCTGCGGGCCGTTGCACTCGTGCTGAACACGCCGCACCCGTACGACCCCGAGGTCGAGCCGTACGCGGTGCAGCTCGCCGCGTGGTTCCGGCTGTGGCGCGTCGACTTCGAGAACGACGTCGAGGCGGTCGAGACGACCGTGATGAACCGGAAACGCGGTTACGCCGGTACGGGCGATCTGTGGCTGTGGCTGCCGACCGGCCGGTTCCGGCGGCGGCAGCTCTGGCTCATCGACTACAAGACGAGCGCGAAGAAGCCGGCGAGCACGGTGTACGACGATCAGCCGCTGCAGCTCGCTGCCCTGCGGCACGCGCCCGAGTGGCTGCTGCCGGACGACAGCAGCGAGCCGGCACCGCGGGTGCACCGTACGGCGCTGCTGAACCTGCGTCCGCGCAGTCGCCGGTTCATCGAAGTGCCATCCGACCGGGCGCAGTTCCGGGCGTTCCTCGGCGCCCTCGAAACCTCCCGCTATCTACACGACGCCCCGAGCGCGTACCCGACGGTCGACCCGCCGTGGGCGCCGGGCGTTTCCAACCGAAAGGCAGCGTGACCCATGGGTTCGCGCATCATGACCATGAAGCGGCAGGCGGCCGAACTCGGCCGGATCCGCACCGGCTACAGCCGGCCCAACCCGAAGCCCAACGCGCGGCCGATCCCGGTCAAGTCCAAGACGTTCATCCTCACCTCGCACTCGCGCGAGTACATCGCCGCGGCGGCCGAGCTGTACGGCGGCCGGGTCGAGCAGTGGACGCCGCAGGGGCAGCCCGTCGCGCAGTGGCGGGTCATCACCGCGGCGACAGAACTGCGGGCGATCCTGCCCGCCGGCGACCCGCTCGACCAGTCAAACGAGATGTGGTCGGGCGGCGGCTGCTCGCGGCGCTGCGACGGCGTGACCGAGCGCCTGTCGGGCAACGCGTGCATCTGCCTTACGCAGTACGGCGAGGACTGGCACGAGCGCCCCGCCGACGAGGTGTGCCGCCCGACGTCACGCGTCGGCGTGTTCCTGCCCGATCTTCCCGACCTCGGCGTGTGGCGGGTCGAGACGAAGTCGTATTACGCGGCCGACGCGCTCGCCGGCGGGCTCGACACCGTGCTGCAGGCGACGGGCGGCAAGGGCATGATCCCCGTCCGCATGTGGATCGAGCAGCGCAAGGCACTGCGTAAGGGCAAGACGAAGCAGTTCCAAGTGATCATGATCGTGCCGTCGCTGCCAAAGCTGCGGCACGCCCTGTCGGGCCCGATCAGCACTGCCGCAGCACTCGACCCGGCGAGCCTCAACCGCCCGGCGATCGAGGCAGCGCCCGCCGAGCGGCCCGACTACCTCGCCGAGGCACGCGGGTGCCGTACCGCCGACGACGTGATCGAGGTGTGGCGCAAGGCGAGTGACGCCGGCCACGGATCCGACGAGCTGCTCGACGATCTCAAGGCGATCGCCGCGGACATCAGCAAGGGGATCGACCCGCGGACCGGCGAGGTCGGCGAGCAGGACGACGACGCACTCGGGCCGGACGGCGAGGGCGTGTACGACGTCGAGGTGCTCGGCGAGGGCGACGATCCCGTCGTCGAGGAACCGCCGGCCGCGCCCGCCCGGTCGTCGTGGCCTGCCGCGGCGCAGCCCGGATCGGGGGCACGCCGATGACGTGGTTCCTAGGCCGATGGGCCGCGTTCGACACTGAGACGACCGGCGTCGACGTCGAGAACGACCGGATCGTGACCGCCGCCGTACACGCTCGCGGCGGTGGCATCGAGCCCGAGGCCGGCGAGTGGCTCGCCGACCCCGGTATCGAGATACCCGCCGAGGCGTTCGACGTCCACAAGATCAGCACCGAGCATGCCCGCGAGCACGGCGCCCCGGCCGCGCAGGTCGTAAACGAGGTCGCGACCGAACTCGCCGCGCAAGTCGTCATGCTCGGTGCGGCGATCGTCGGGCACAACGTGTCGTACGACCTCACGCTGCTCGACCGCGAGTGCCGTCGGCACGAGCTGCCGACGCTGCACGAACGGCTCGACGGCCGCCCGCTGCACGTCATCGACACTCGGGTGCTCGATCAGCGAGCCGTGCCTTTCCGCAAGCGCGTGAGCGAGAAGCAAGGCGCGCGGCAGCTCATCACACTCGCGCAGTTCTACGGCATCCCGTGGGACGACGAGGCGGCGCACGGCTGCTCGTACGACGCGCTCGTCGCCGCGCAGGTCGCCCGCCGGATCTCAACGCTCGCGCACATGCGGCGCGGCGACTGGCCCGAGCACGTGCGCGCCGAGCGGAAGGTGTCGTTCCTGCCGTTCCGCGACCTCACGCTCGCCGAGCTGCATGCCGCACAGATCGAGTGGGCGGCCGAACAGGCGGCCGGGCTGCAAAAGCACTTCCAGAAGACCGACCCGAACGCCGTCGTCGACGGCACATGGCCGCTGCGCCCGTGGAGCGAGCCGACCGCCGAGGGGGCACCCGCATGACCGACCGGAACATCATCGGGTTCGACGTCGACCGCAACGGCAACGCCGCGATCGCGGTCGCGGTCGAGCGCGACGGCTCGTACACCGTGCACACCTCGGGCGTGTGCAAGTCGCTCGCCGCCGAACTGCTGCGCGGGATCGCCGCCCGACTGGACGCCGAACACGGCCCGTTCCCCTGCAGCCCGACGCAGGAACAGCACGATCGGCCGCGCGAGGACGAGCCGGCCGACGCCCGCGGCGGGCGCCTCGACCGCGACCGCGGCGTGTACCGCGACCCGCGCGGCGACTCATGGGATCTCACGCTTCTGTGGGGCGACGAGTTCGACCGCGAGTGGAAGTGGCACGGCGGTACCGACCGGCTCGGCGAGCCGATCCTGCGGGCCGACGACGGCGAGGTGCTGCCGCTCGGTCTGCTGCGCACCCTCTACGGGCCGATCACTCCGCTGTCGGGCGGTGCGGCATGACCGACATGATCCCCGGCCTGATCGCGGCCGACGAGGTGCCGCTCGACGACCGCACCGCGGCCCCGGCTGGACTGCAGGTGATCGGGCTCGACCTCTCGATCACCTCGACCGGCGTGTGCCTGCCCGACGGCTCGACGTTCCGGATCCGGACCCGGCAGAAGGACGGCCCGCGCCGAATGACGGTCATCCGTGACCGGCTGACGATCGAGGTCGCCGAGCAGCGACCCGACCTCGCCGTGATCGAAGACCTGCCCATGAACGCGGGGCGCATGAGCCTCACGAACCTGAAGAACATGGCGTGCCTACACGGCGTCGTGCAGGCACTGCTCGTCGACGCAGGCGTGCCGTGGGCGTACGTGAACACGAAAACGCTGAAGAAGTTCGCGTGCGACAACGGCGGCGCCACCACGCAGGACATGACGGCGGCCGCGTTCCTCGCGGCCGGCGCCACGTTCGAAAACGACGAGGGCGCCGACCAGGTCGACGCCTGGTGGCTACGCGCCGCCGCGTACGACTGGCTCGGACTGCCTCTGTTCTCGATGCCCGAGGCACAGCGCGAGGCGCTGAGTAAGGGCGATTGGCCCGACACGTACGCGCAGCGGTTCGTGATGGGGGCCGCCTCATGATCGTCGAGGGATTCGG